TCATTGCTCCAAGAGCAGAGTATGAACCAAAAGATGAGAACACTCTTTACGAAATTCTCCATAAGTCTCCAGCGACTAACATTCAACTGAATGGTTCTGATATCTTTATTAGAAAGTTCTTCAATGGAGTTTCTGTTGCTGAAAACGCAGCAGCATTGCCTCAGGCAGAGAATGACTTCTTCTATCAACCATTCCAGAATGATAGATATGTTCTCGCATATTCTGACGGTAGTATTCAACCACTGGCAAGAGGAAATGTATCCATCTCCACTGACGGAAAGGATGTAACTCTGGTTGGTCTCTCTAAGACTACAGACTCCAATGCCGTTGCATATGCCACCCAGAAGAAATTCAATATCAAGGCTAAGAAGAAGATCTTTAACCCCGTCAATATCCTGACGATCAACAGATCTAGCAATCCTTCTTCTGGCATTGGTAGCACCACCCTAAATGATGGATTGATTTATGATCCCAACTATGCATATGGCACTAGAGTACAGGATGATAGAATTTGTCTCCTGAAACCAGATGTTGTTGACATCTATGGTGTTATTGAATCAAACGACGCTGAAGATCCTGATCTACCTAAGGTTGAGTTTGACACTCTGAATGGACCCAGCAGTGATACTAGCGATCTAATTGTCGGAGAAGAACTATTTGGTGAGACTAGCGAAGAAGTTGCTCTGGTTGTTAGAGTTGATAGTTCCACCGAAATCAGAGTGATCATGCTCTCTGATGGTGAACTCCGTGATGGCGAACAAATCAGAGGAAGTAAGTCTGATGTTCGTGGTGCCGTCAAGGACTTCACCAAAGGTTCCAAGGACATTAAGGATCAATACAAACTTGATCAAGGTCGTAGAAGAGACTTCATGAACTACGGTGTTCTTGAACGAGTAGAGAACAAAGCAGATGATGAAGAAGCAACTGGTGGTCAGGCTCAAAGAGGGTTCTCAATCCCAGACAACCGTCTGACAATTATCTTCTCTACGTTTGATATTGAAGAGGGTGACACTGGAGAACTCATCACTGCATCCAGTTATGCTGAAGAGTTCTACAAAGAAGAAGTTGGATTTACTCAAGATGTAAGACAGTGCGACATCATTGACTATCGTCCTAGAGTCGGTGCATATGATTTGTCTAGCACACTGTCTCCTCTTGATCAGAAGAGCAGGAACTTTGCAGTCGCTGGACTTTCTGCTCCTAACATTCTGGTGTCCGATGAGCAGATTCAAGTCACCTATGACTATTATCTGTCTAGAATTGATAGATTGTATCTCACCCCAGATGGTGACTTCCAAGTCATCAAGGGTCAGTCTGCCGAAGATCCAGAACTCCCAGAGGGTCTTGATGATGGATCAATGGAAATCGCAGCCATTGGTCTCCCAGCATACCTGTTTGATGTAGACGACGCTAAGATTACTCTGTCTGAGCATAAGCGTTATACCATGAAGGATATCGCTGAACTTGAGCGTAGAATTAAGAATCTTGAATATTATTATAAACTGCTCATGGAAGAGCAGGAGGCGATGAATATTAAGATCACGTCTCTTCTCAAGGCAGATCCCGATGATCAATCTGGCGGTGGAGGGAAAGATCAAACTGCACCAGCGGTTGAGAGACCAAAGGCAGGTGTTATCGTAGACTCTTTCCAAGATTTCTTAACTGCTGATCAGGAAGATCCAGAATTCAAGTGTGCTATTGACAAGGAAGAAGGTGAACTGAGACCTAAGCACTTCACCAGAATTCTTCCTCTCCAGTTGGCACAAGATGGTATCATTCTGGATGAGGATGATAGCGATGATGCCTCTGATAAGAATGATATCAAAGTTGTTGACTTCGATGATACTGATGATGGAGATACTCCAGAGGGTCTGAGAAGAACTGGCGATGTTCTGACGCTTGACTATCAAGAAGTCGAGTACATGAGCAATCCGTTTGCTACCAGAACTGTCAGAATCAATCCATTTAGAATCACCTACTGGTTCGGTAGATTGAGAGTATGGCCTAGAACTGACAACTGGGTATCAACTAAGAGATTCAAGGTCAGAAATGCTGATCTCTACGGTGATTTCAGAGCACAGAGACTTCTTATCGGAATCGGTGCTCAAATGGGTTACAATGAAATCATTTGGGGATCCTGGTTGGATGAACTGATTGGTCGCCGCCGTAGATTTGGTAGAAGAATCAGAACCATTGGTGGCAGAAAAGGATATAGAAGAAGAGTTCCGAAGTGGTGGAACGAAAGAAGAGGTAACATTGGTAGAATTGCCAGAAAAGCAATTCGTAGAGCACGCAAGAGAGCAATCATCAGAACTGGAATCGCAGCATTCCGTGCCAGAAAGGCTCTGCGTGGTGCTATTGCTAGAAACCTTAGCAATATTGAGGATAAGTATTTGGCATCAGGGTCAGGTACGAGATACATTCGGAGCAGGAACTTCCGTCTGAGAGGATCTCGTATGAGACCCAGAGCGAGAGTCTGGTGCTATATCAATGATAAGCAGATGACTGGATTCACAACTCCAAAACTCCTCAGAATCAGAATGAGAAGAGGTGTATTCAGAGTTGGTGAAAGAGTCGTCGGTTACATGCCACGTCGTAGAAGAAGATGGGGTTGGCCTAGAAGACATGCCAAGATTGTCTTCAGAGTGGCACATCCTAGACATAGATACGGAAACATCAGAACGGGTCAAACTCGTAGATGGAGACGTAATCCTAACCAGAGAGGAAGAAAGTACAAACTGGGTCTTACTTACAGAAGAACTGGTTATGGAAGAAACAGAATTATTCCTAAGAGATATACTTCTTCTTCCCGTTTCCTGAACGTTGACTTAGGAACTCTGTCAAACAGCAGAAACCCAAGATACTATGGTTACATCGCTCCTGGAATGGTTCTTCGTGGTCAGTCTTCTGGTGCTATTGCCAGAGTTGTACATAGAAGACTCAAGGTCAGAAGAGGTGGTGTGATTGACCTGTCTGTCTTTATTCCTAACCCAAGATGGAGACCTAGAAAGTTCAAGTCTGGTCTGGTTGAATTCAGACTGTCCTCTAACAGAAGAAACAGATGGAGGAGAAGACCAAGAACTGAGGCAGTGCATACTGTTCTGTGCGATGGTGCAGTGAATAAGGTCACTCCAGTAGGAACTGGTTTGTATCCGTTCATTAGATATCGTGCAAGGTGGTATAACGGAATCTTTGTTGGTAGACATAGAGCTGCTTACAAGATTGCTAGAAGATCACTCAGAAGGCAGATCAACCTGTTGACTGGTAACGCTGCTAACCCGAATACGTTTGGAGTTGGTGGTAGAGGTCAGAAAGCAAGAATCAGAAATAGAATTCTTGCCAGAAGAGTTGCCAGAAGAGCGGGTCAAATTCTCTATCGTTCTGCTATCAGAGCAGAAAGAAGAAGACTTGCAATTAGTAGAAGACTTGTCAGGAGAGGTTATCTCAGAGATCCTCTGGCACAAACATTCACTATTGATGAGCAACCAGGAATCTTTGTAACTAAGTTCGATCTCTACTTCCAGAGAAAGGACAAGAGATTCAGTGTTACTGCTGAAATTCGCACTTGTGAGAATGGTATTCCAACTGACATCGTTGTCCCTGGAACCAGAGTCGAGATTCCACCCGATGACATTCGTAGATCTCGCTACGCTAGAAACAAAACTGAAGTTGACTTTGAAGAACCAGTATTCCTGGAAGGTGGTAAAGAGTACGCTCTTGTCCTCGATACCGACTCTAGAAGATACAGAGTTTGGATCTCAAGAATGGGTGAGATCGACGTTACCATTAGAGATGATGAAGTCCTCAGAGACCGTAGAGGCAGATCTATCTTTGTAAGAACTGCTGGTTATGTTGATTACACTAGACTCAATCGCCGCGAAAGAAGAAGACTTGGTGCTTCTCGTGCTGCTGCAACTCAAGAGAGAGGTGAATTTGTAGATAGACTCAGAAGAGTTCGTAACCGTCGTGGTCCTGGCGGCATCACAGCAAGAGTTGTTGAAGATGCTGGCAGAAGAGACATCGCAAGAGGTGCTGAGTTCCGTGTTCGCGGTCGTTTGGTCGAAACCAGAAGAGGTCTCAGACTGAGACTTGAGAGAAGAGGAACTGGTCGTAGAAGAAGAGTCTATCTGAGAGCAATCCGTCGTGTTAACCGTCGTAAGGTTTCACAACAACCGCTGTCAGGACAGCTCTTTAGATCACAAGCAGCAGGAATGTGGACACCTAGCAGATTGGAAGATCTGAAGTGGACTCTCTATAGAGCACAATTTGACACTAGCAATCCTAGAACTGCTACTTTCTATAACACTCCATTGAATAGAGGTAACAGAGGTATTGTCTCTCTGGACAAGAACCCAATCAGAACTATTCATGCAGCAGGTAAGATTGTTCTCTCACAACCACTGGCTGGAATTGAAACTGGTTTCCTGAAGCGCGGTGTTGTTATCAAGCAACCAGCGAATCCAAACTTCAGAGCAGTTATTCATAGAGTTGAATCTGGCGTAATTGAAAGTGATGCTGCTATCACTATCGTTAAGGCAGGTGTTGGATTTACTCCAACATCAGGTGTTGCCACCTTCGTTGGTGTTGCCTTTACTACCCTCAACGCATGGGGAATTAGACACAGACAGGGAGAACAACTTGTCGGTGATGTAACGGTTACTGACGGTTCTATCACTAACATTGATGTTACTTCTGGTGGTAGAGATTGGCAGAGGAACGAACTGGTTGGTATTTCTTCTATCGGCGGTCTTGGTGATGGACAGATTGGTAGAGACTTCTTAGGTCGTGTTACTGGAATTAGTTCTGGAATCGTTCTCAGAGTTGGAGATGTCTATGGCATCCCAGAAACTGGTGCTACTGGATCTGCATCCTCTCTGTCATTCAGAACTCCTGTCGGTATCATGAGTGCTCTTGCGACTGGCATTGCTGTCTCAGCATTCAATAACTACAGATACTGGGGTGGTGAAACCATGAGAGTATTTGCCAGAAATCATGGCATGTATGATAGGGACAATAGAGTAAGACTCCGTGGAATTGATCCCGACAGCAGACCAAGAAAGATCAGATTTGATGTTGACTCAATTGGCAAAGATGATATTACCGTAAAAGGTAATATGAATATCTTCCGCACATTTGAAAGAGTTGGCGTTAGCACAACTAACCCTGGTTATGTATTGATTGGTGATGAAGTTATTGAGTACACTGCTGTCCAAGGTCAGAAGTTGGTTGGCATCACCGCTCGCGGTATGGATTACACCAGAAGAGACTATCATGAGGCAGGTGAGGAAATTTACAAGTATGAACTTGATGGCATCTCTCTGAGAAGAATCAATACTGAGCATGATCTGATTCCGAATCAATATTCAAGAAGTCAGCGTGAAGCAACTAGACTCAGATCTGATCATAATTGGTTTGACATTGATATTGATCTTGAGAAGAAGGGTATTGACAGAACTGGTAATACCAGTCTCCCAAGACTCACTTTCAGAAAAGGTAAGAGATGTGGTGGAGAAGATGGAGTTCTGACTCAGAACTGGACTTACGCTTCTATCACTCCAAACTTCCATAACCTCGTATTCCCGAATACTAAGATTAGTGGAAGAATGAGATCTGTTACTGCCACAAGTATTGATGGTAGAGAGAACTCATTTGATGATGCTGGTTATCAACCAATTGAGTGGGGTACGATTAACGAGTTGGATACTCTCAGAATGATTCCTTCCAGACTGAATGAGGTTCGTCAACTTGATTCAACCGTATTCCCAGGTAAGAGATCATTCACCATGGATGTGACTCTGGAAAGTGCTGACGACAAACTGTCACCAGTTATTGACCTGGATAGAGCATCTGTTGTTCTTACTGATAATATTATCAACAGACCTTATGGCAACAGATACGCTGGTAATAAGCGTGTCTTCAAAGGAAAGGGTCGTGATTCTCATGAATTCATCTATGTAAGTAAGGCTCTTGATCTCCCAACCAGTGCCACCGCACTTCAAGTCAGACTTGAGGCATATTTCCCGCCGAGAGCAGACATCAGAATGGCATACAACATTCTCAGTGCTGGCAATGAAGACAATGGTCTTTACACTCTGTTCCCTGGATATAAGAACCTCGACTCCAAGGGTAATATCATTGACGAGGCAAGAAATGATGGAAGACCAGACAAGCGTGTTGCTAGATCTGAGAAAGATGAGTTCCAAGCAATGAAGTTTAGCGTTGACAATCAGGCACCATTTACTCAGTTCAAGATTAAGATTATGTGTTCTTCGACTAACCAGGCAGATCCTCCAAGACTCACTGGTCTGAAAATTATCGCTCTGGTGTAACTCATGAAAGATGAATCTTTAATGTCGTTTGAATACGAACCCATTGAAAATCTAGAAAATTGGGGGAGAGACCCGAGAACGGGTCTCTTATGTAACTTTGATGAAGATGCAATTGAAGAATATAGAGAATGGAGAACTGCCATGGAAGAAGCTTCTGTGGCAAGAGGTGAAAAGGCTAGACAACAAAAGAGGGAGCAGCAAGCAATCAAAAATGATGTTGACTCTCTCAAAGATGATGTTACTGAAATCAAATCTCTATTAAAAGATCTAGTACAAGGACTAAAGAACGATGTCTAGTAGAACAATCACATTTGATACGGCATCAGATGCGGTTCCAAACGCAAATCTGGTGATCAATACTGGTGCGAGTTTTGAAAATACTTTTACTGTAAACACTCCTGCTGGTTCTGCTTTTGATCTTACAGGATATAGTGGTTCTGCACAAGTCGCTAAACATGTTGGGGCAGCTGCCACCGCAACATTTACTGTAGGATTTACAAGTGCCTTTGATGGCAAAATCAAAGTTTCAATGTCATCCACTGACACTAGAACTTTAAGTGACGGTAGACATTACTATGATGTACTGGTAAGTCTTGGTAGCACCGTTTATAGAATTGTTGAAGGATCTATTGATGTTCGCCAGGGCATTTCATCTGCCCCCTAAATAAGACAGGAGAACTGTAAAAAATGTCTCAACCCGCCTCCAGACAACAATTAATTGACTATTGTCTAAGGAGATTAGGCGCTCCAGTGTTGGAAGTCAACGTCGCTGACGAACAGATTTCCGACCTAGTTGATGATGCAATTCAATATTTTCATGAGAGACATTTTGATGGTGTGATCCAAACCTACATGAAGTATCAGTTCACTCAGGAAGATATTGATCGTGGTAGGGCAAGGTCAGGAGCAAAAGCAGGCATTACGACAGAGACGGTAAATGAAACTGTTGGGGTAACAACCTCATTTACCTTTGAAGAGAATAGCAATTATATTCCCGTTCCATCATCGATCTTAGGGGTCAACAAAGTATTCAGATTACAAGCATCTTCCACTATCAGTGGTTCGATGTTCAGTGTCAAGTATCAACTATTTCTGAACGACATTTACTTCTTCGATTCACTTGATCTTTTGAACTACTCAATGGTTCAGTCTAAGTTGTCCGATATTGATTATCTTCTGAATCCTCTCAAGCACTTCAGATTCAGTCAGAGACAAGACAGACTTTATATTGACATGGACTGGAGTGAGATCAGTGCTGGAGACTATGCAATTATTGATTGTTGGAGATTGCTCGATCCAAACACTCATACAAGAGTTTACAATGATTCTTTCCTCAAACAGTATCTGACCATTCTAATCAAGAAGCAGTGGGGACAGAATCTGATCAAATTCCAAGGCGTCAAACTCCCAGGTGGAATTGAACTGAATGGTAGACAAATTTATGATGATGCTCAAAGAGAGATGGACACTTTGATGGAGAAGATGTCAAACACTTATGAACTTCCTCCCCTTGACATGATCGGGTAATGGCTTTAAATCCTTTCTTCAAACAAGGAACAAGAGGCGAACAAAGTCTCATTCAGCAGTTGGTCAACGAACAACTGCGAATGTATGGTGTTGAGGTCCACTATATTCCTAGAAAATATATCACGACCAACACGGTAATCAGAGAGGTGATTGAATCTCAATTTACCGATGCATATCCTATTGAGGCATATGTAGAAAACTACGATGGATATGAGGGTCAAGGAACTCTGCTCTCCAAGTTTGGTATTGAAAATTCAGATGATCTGACTCTGACAGTATCGAAAGAAAGATTTGAAGAGTATATCTCACCTTTACTTAAAAACGAAACCAACGCTAGATTAACCACAAGACCCAAAGAAGGTGACTTGATTTATTTCCCACTGGGAGATAGATTGTTTGAAATTAAGTTTGTAGAACATGAAACTCCGTTCTATCAACTTCAGAAAACTTATGTCTACACTCTGAAGTGTGAACTGTTCAGACCTCAGGATGAGGTTCTGGATACCAATATTGAAGAGATCGATAATAACTTGGTAGAGACTGGATACATTCAAACTCTCTCTTTGTTCGGCATCGGTTCTACTGCCACTGCTACGGCAACATTCACCAACGGTGGTCTCAGAAATATCACTATTCTTGACAGTGGTTATGGATATACGAGCACCCCAGTTGTCTCCATCAGCACGTCGCCAGGAACTACAGCGAGTGCTGTTGCAATCACAACTTATAGGTCTGGACTGGGCACCTCTCGTTCGATTGATAGAATCGAACTGACCAATCCTGGAGCTGGATACACTGTTCCACCTTCTGTTGTATTCCAAGGTGGTGGCGGAACTGGAGTTGCTGTAACAGTAGGTATTGCCACTACTGGTGGTGTTGGTATCATTACTGTCTCCAGTGGTGGTGCTGCATACTCTGCTGACAATCCACCGACAATCACATTCTCCGCACCTCTTTCTGGAAGCACTGCTATCGGAACTGCTATCGTCAGTGCCGCTGGAACAATCAGCGGAATCAGACTTTCTAGTGCTGGTGTCGGATACACTGTATCTCCAATCATCACTATTTCTGCACCACCTTTGGTTGGTTCTGGAAACTATATCTTCAACGAAATCGTAACTGGTGGAACTTCTGGAACAACTGGAAGAGTCAAGACTTGGAATGCATCGACGAAAGAACTGTCAGTTTCTATCGTCAACGGTTCATTCATTGTTGGAGAATCTGTCACTGGTGGTGAGTCTGGTGCGGTTTACTCTATGAGAGATCAGAACTCTGATGATCTGACTCTGGCGTTTGCTGACAACGATAACATCGAAACCGAAGCAGACAACATTCTAGACTTCACTGAAAGAAACCCATTTGGCGAAGTCTGAATTAGTTAAATAGTATTAAAGGTAACTTAGGTCCATGTTTGAATATTTTTATCACGAGATCTTCAGAAAAACCGTAATTGGTTTTGGAACTCTCTTTAACAATATTACTATCAGAAAGACTAACTCTTCAGGAGATGTGATTAGTATTCTGAAAGTGCCTTTGGCATATGGACCCACTCAGAAATTCTTAGCAAGGCTGGATCAAAATCCAAATCTCAATGCTCCGACATCTCTGTCTCTTCCGAGAATGTCTTTTGAGATGAATGGTATGTCATATGATCCAGCAAGAAAAACCACTTCAACTCAGACTTTCATTAGTCAGAAGTTATCAGAGAAAACGAAGGCGCGTAAGACATTCATGCCTGTTCCATACAGCATGAATTTTGAGCTGAGCATCATGTCGAAGACGAATGAAGATGCTCTTGAAATTATTGAACAAATTTTGCCATACTTCCAACCACAATACAACATTACTATCAATCTAGTTGATGAGATTGGTGAGAAGAGAGATGTTCCGATTATCTTGGAAAACATCTCCATGGATGATCAATATGAAGGAGATTTTACAACGAGAAAAGCACTGATTTATACGATCAGATTCTCTGCTAAAACGTACCTGTTTGGTCCTGTTGGATCTTCCAGTGGTCTCATCAAGAGTGCAACTGTGGATGTTACCACAATCGCTCCAAGAGGTCCCAGAGAAGTCAGATACACGGTCACACCAAGAGCCACTCAAGATTATGACAATGATGCCACTACATCCATCGCAGAGGATCTTTCTGCGGAGGAGAGATACATCACAGTCAACGACGCATCTTCCCTGTCTGTCTATGGTAGGGTTGTGATCGATAGTGAGATGATGTACATTGAAAAAATTGATGGAAATCAGTTGGTCGTCAAGAGAGGATATGAAGGAACTGTTGCTGCTGAGCATGTCAATGGAGCAACGGTCAATGTCCTCACTGCTGCTGACGATGCTCTGATTGAAGTTGGAGATGATTTTGGATTCAACGAAACGGTGTCATTCTTCCAAGACTTTAAGGACTCTACTCGGGAAGGTGACATCTGATGGCAGACTTTGAATCTCTGAATGATGCTTTTGAGGTTACTGGTGAAATCATGCCAGTAGAACCCAAAGGTGATCTTGATGCGAAAATTGAAAAGCACTTAAATAATGTTGACCACATTAAAAAAGATTATGATTACACCAGAGGTAATCTGTATTCAATCATAGAAAAGGGTCAAGAAGCAATTAACGGCATTCTTGAACTGGCGGGAGAAAGCGAAATGCCTAGAGCATATGAAGTGGCTGGTCAGTTAATTAAAAATGTGTCTGACGCAACAGACAAACTGATGGATCTACAAAAGAAAGTGAAGGAATTAGATGATGACAAAAAGGTAACTGGTCCTACCAACGTCACTAATGCACTATTTGTCGGATCAACAGCAGACTTACAAAAAATGCTAAAGGAGATGGACAATGGAAGAAAGGGCAAAGGTAACGCAGCCTAAAGATAAAAAAGATAAATTTGATTGGGCAGATGAGGGTCTATCAGCACTTGTTCGTGTTGTAATTCTTGCATGGTCAGCAGCAATTCTGACGCTCAATTATGTAACTATTCCTGGACTACAACAAAAGCAGATCGATCCGACTTTTATCGCCAGCGTTTTTACGGGGACGTTAGCTACTTTCGGGGTTCAGGCAACTAAGAAGAAGGAAGATGCTCCTACTATCAAGGAGGATAAAAAAGATAAATAACTAAACGGATATTACTTTAGATATGGCGTCTAAGTCTGGAGACTCATCACTACGCGACTGGTTTGGTAAGAGCAAGTCATCTGATGGCAAACCTGGTTGGGTTCAACTTGGTGGAAAATATTCTGGCAAACCATGTGCCAGACAACCAGGTCAGACCACTAAACCAAAGTGTGGTTCCAGTAAAATGAAGCGTGCTCTCTCCAAAGATGAGGAGGAGGCAGCATTCCGTCGTAAAAATAAGAAAGATCCAAATCCAAATCGTTCAGGGAAGGCAATTAACGTGAAGACCGAAGAGACTGTAAGAGAAGCAACTTACCCCAGCGACTTTGCTAAGGGATCTGGTGTTGCTAAGAAAAAGACTGGTAGACCGATTCAACACGATCAACCCACTAGTGGTGGTCGTAGAAAGACTGTTGATGAGGCAAAAGGAGAGAAAGACGCTTGTTACCATAAGGTAAAGTCTCGCTATAAAGTATGGCCTAGTGCTTATGCTTCTGGTGCTCTTGTCAAGTGCCGTAAGAAGGGTGCTGCCAACTGGGGAAATAGCACCAAGAAAGAGGGATTTACTCCAGCGCAGATTGCTGCCATGGAGAACAATGATATGATTGAGATCAATGAGGCAGGTAAGAAGTGTTGGAAAGGATACAAGAAAGTAGGCACGCAGAAACTCTTCGGTAAGACCTACAATCGTTGTGTCAAGGAGAACGATTATGGACAGGATTTGGAACACCAAAATCATTCATCTATCGATGAGGCTGCTACTCGGATTCCCACACAGAATGGACAAACCATAGTTGCTTATGTGAATTTCCGTGGGAAGTCCATTATGATTCAAATGTTCTTCCCAGCAATGAAACTTCCAAGAAGAAGTGAAGTTCAGGATGCAGTACAAAAGGTTTATCCTGGAGCACTTCTTCACACCTATCATCCTTCCATGAAGGATCCTACCAAACCAACGTTCATGATGAATGTTGAAGAGAGCATGACTCCTAAGGATGTTCAACTTCAGAAGCAACAGATTGCTCTGAATATGAAGAAGACTCAGCAAGCAAAGAAGCGTCTTTCCAATTCAATGAAGGGTGGTCAGGACACTCAAGTTCAGCAACAGAATGAAGCAGCTGCTTGGACACGCAAAGCAGGCAAAAACAAAGAAGGTGGTCTGAACGAGAAAGGACGTAAGTCTTATGAGCGTGAGAATCCTGGTTCTGATCTCAAGGCACCTAGTAAGAAAGTTGGCAATCCTCGCCGTAAATCTTTCTGTGCCCGTATGAAGGGTATGAAGAAGAAACTTACTTCTGCTAAAACAGCAAGCGATCCTGATAGCAGAATAAATAAGTCATTGAGAGCTTGGAATTGCTAGTAGATGACTGATGATCTTTCTGAATTTTTTCAAGAATTAGCAAAAGAAAAAAAGCAGAAAAAAGAAGAGTTTAATGAATTAGTTGGAGATCTGAATCTTGATTCGATCTTCAGCGAAGTCTCTAGCCTAAAAAAAGAAAGTAAGAAAAAGAAAGTAGAAGAGAAAAAAGCAATTAAAGCATTTGAAGAATTTCTCTTCTCGGAGGAGGAATCTGTTGAAAAGGAAGAGAAAGCAGAAGAAGCAATTAGAGAATGGATTGAAGATCCAGTAGAAGAGATTGTAGAAGAACCTGAAGTAGAGTCTGAACCTGAGGAAGATTTAATTGAGAAATCTCTTGGTCTTCTTGCTGAACCAGAACCAGAGCAACAGTTTGCAACTCTAGATGATCTGTCTAACCACTATAAGATCTTCATTGATAGGATTCAACAACAACTCTCTACTCTTGGTGGTGGCGGTGAAGTTCGTCTTGAGTTTTTAGATGATGTCGATAGAGATAGTGCAAAAGTTAATGGCAGATTTCTGAAGTATAATTCATCTACAGGTAAATGGATAGGTGCTAATGTCTCTGGAGGAGGTGGTGGAGATTCTGAGTATGCTTCTTCAGCAGGTATTGCAACAGAAGCAGTCTCCGCTGGAATTGCAACTTTTGCAACCACCGCTGGAGTCTCTACCTACGCAACTTCCTCTGGTATTGCGACAGAGGCAGTAAGAGCAGGATTAGCGACTGAAGCAGTTTCTGCTGGTATTGCTACTTATGCTGCTACTGCTGGTATTGCCACCTATGCAACCTCCTCTGGTATTGCGACAGAAGCAGTAAGAGCAGGGTTGGCAACTGAAGCAGTCTC